GGATACCATTATTTAATACACTTACAATAGTACCTTTATCTATCTCTTGATCACTTTCCCAATATCTGTTACCTTTTGCATAAAGAGTTACTTTCTTACTTGTCACTGCAATCGCAACACCTTTTCTTGGTAGTTTATTTAACTTGTTGATATGTTTATCTTGTATCTCACTTGCCATAACACCTTGTTTTGCCATCCAAGTATATAAATCTCTATCTAATCCCCAATTTTGTTTTGCAGAAAATTTTCTTAATATATTACTTTTAAATTTTTCTGTAATAAGGTGTGATACTTTTGATTCTTTTAGTATGTCTTTTAATTTTATCATTATCTTAAACTCACATTTTTACCGAATTTCTTCCACATATTCCCAATTACTATATAGAGTTTCTTTTCGTTTAGTTTGTTCATCTTTTCTTTTATTGGGTCACTGGCCTTATCATATAGTTGTGTGAATAATCCAGCACTTAAACTATCTAATGTTCTACCACCAAGTTTACCATAACCATTTTTTTGTATATCAAAAATCTTTTCAACACCTTTTGATTTGGTAACTTCCTCATTTATGGATTCTCTGTAAACTATCTTACCACCTTTGGACTCTATACCAATCTTATGATTTGGAAATTTTTTCTTTATATCACTCATATATGCTGGGATTTCTTTTAAATTTTTCACCATAGTGGTTCTCTTTATACTATTGTTTTTACTTACAATAATAGTCCAAGGTCCTGCAGTTCCACCTTTACGAATATCTCTCATCATATTAGAAGTATAACTTTCCGTTAAATTACTCTTTGATATCTTTGAAAGAGAACCCATCATCTTAGCTGAATTTTCTATGAATGAAGTTTCAAATTTATATAATTGTTTTTCTAATCTTAAATATTCATCATTAGGTGATTCAGTTTTTAAAGTATTTAATTGTTTTTTAAGTTTACCCCATCTCTCTAAGAAATTAATACGAGATTTTTGGAATTGATTATAAGCTTTTGTTGCTCTTACACCCTCTGATACAACTACCTTTTTAAATTGTTTAGATTCGTATTTAGATAATGATGAAACGATTTCTGCTTTCTTTGCAACTGATGCTCTTCTATATGCTTTCTTTATAAAATCATAAACTTTATCTAAAGAATCTTGAGCATCTTTAGGATTATCACCTCGTTTAACCATTAATGCGTGAATTTTTTTCTTTTCAGATGCACTTTCGTTTTTCTTTTTCTTCAACAAATGTGGACCAGCAGGTTCATCACCTAAGACACCATCTTCACCATACCCACAAGTACCCTCAAGGTTTAACTCTTCATCTACGAGTTCTCTAATTGTTTTCTTTAACCATTCTTGTGTCACTTTATTAGGTAATCCCTTGTGTTTTGTTTTTGCAAAATCTTTTGTATCTTTCTTCTTCATAGATTTAGCAACATCTTTTACTTGTTTACTAACCTCTGAACCTTTTAGTTCACCCTTATTAAAGGCGTGAACTATTCCCATAAATTTTTGTTGGGCTTTTGATTTGGAAGGCATTAGCCACCAATTGGGTTTGGATTAGAACCTGCAGTTCCATCTCCAAATGTTGTATTAGCTTTACCATTATCTGGTATAGCAAATGTATCTAATCCCTTTTTACCCGTTTGTGGTGTTACTGCATCTGCACCATCTGCTAATTCTGTATAGCTAGGTTGTTCTATTTTACCATTATCTGGTATTGGCATTTCTTCTAATCCAGGCATCTTACTCTCCTCTTATAATTTTGTTAATTATATCTTCTGCTTTACAATAAGTACCACAAGTTCTACCTTGTGTTTGTGGTTGTGATACACCCTCATTGACTGGATGTAAAAAAGCTCCGTGTGTTGATGGATTTGATACGAAATCAAATGCGATTAATTCAAAATCCTGTCCAACTTTCATCACTGGTGTTTTACTATCTGCTTCTTGTACTGCCTCAACTGAACCCATACCACGAGAACTGATACCTAACTTGATACCATTCTTAAATAACTCTCTTAAAATGTTTCCACTTGGTGTTGTTAAGATTTCTACTGTCCCAACTAAACTATCACCCTCAAAGTGCATCTCTGTAATGTTGTGAGATACATTTTGTAGATTAACTACTGATGAATCTGGATGGTCAAGTTCACCTAATGCTCTTTTCTGTTTAATAAATCCATCGTCATAATTCTTTGCTTCTCTTGTTAGAATCTCCATTGGATATACTCTTCCATTTTGATTCTTTGCATCTGCTCTTTGTAATACACCTTTAACTACCAATTTACCATCATTCTCTTTAATTGATTCTTGAATTTGGTTTCTTGATATCTCAAAAGGTATATAATCTACAATTAAGTTTTTCATTTTATTTCATCCCTTTAATCAGTTTAACTGAATCTCTCATAAACTTTGTTACCCCATCTTTATATGCTTTCTTTATGTCTTTTGCTGCTTGTTTATTTTCAGTTCGTGGGTCTTGTAGAAATGCTTGTTCTAATTCATACATTTCTTTTCTAAATTTTGTTTCCGTTTTAGCAATCTTTGATAATACTCTTCTTGCAGACCTTTTATCATCTGGTCCCTCTGTTACTTCACCAGTGAATTGTTTTTTATAGAAATCAGCATCTGATTTAGATTGTTTTTTAGGTTCTACTTTCTTTTTCTTTTTCATAGCATCTTTAATCTTATCAAAAATACCCTTTGATTTCTTATGTAATGGGTGTTCTTTATTTTTTAATGGTGTGATTGCTTTAATAGTTCTACCAGTTTTAGGGTTTTTCATATTCATCTTTGTCATATGCATTACAGTCGCTGCAACTATTGGGTTTTCAGTAAGTGCTACATTATTTTCTTTTACTCTTTTGTTCAAATCTTTTTTACCCAAAAGTTTTTGCATTTCAGAACCTAATTTTGATACTTTGTCATCACCATCTTCAAATGCTTTTCTTGCTTTTTTATTAGCTTCAGAATCGTTTGGTTCGTCCTTTTTATAATATTTACGATATTCTTTAGTTCTATCCTTTTCTGCTTGTGCATATGCATCACCCAATTCTTTAAATTTATCAGCTTTATTACTACCAGCTTTTTTCAAAGCTTTATGTGTTTTAGCTATATGGTCTGGTTTGATAACATCTACGTCTGCATTTGTAATTTGTTGAATACGAATATTTGGTACATCTGCCATTGCCATTTTTTCATTTGCATCATCTGCTGCTTTAGATGTTTGTTTATCAATTTTTTTATCTGGTTTTACATCTTTTACATCACCTTTTTCTTTAGATTTTTTACCATCAATATCAATTTCAGTACCAGGTCTAATTTTGTGTTGTTTCTTATACTTATCATATTGTGCTTTTGAACCAAACTTTATCTCTTGATAAGCTTTTGTAGTATCCTCAAGTGTTGGTAATGGTTCACCAAATTTTCTATTTAGTATATCCATTGATTCTTTTAAATATTTATCGTTCATTGCAGTTTCCCTACTTTATTAGCGAGTTTTACTAATCGTTCTGATATTTTACTCATTGCTTTATGTGTGTTCTTCCAATATGATTTTGAATCAACACTTAACTCATTCTTTAATTTAACATTCATATCAATAAGTTTACTTAATTCAGTTAGTTTATCCCTAACCTCTCTCATTGAATGACCAATCTTTTGTTTTGCAGTTAAAGAATCATCATTACGATATTGATGATAACGACATTCACTTACATTTTCAATTTTTTTATCAATTTGTTTACCAAATGCTGGTTGTATTCTTGATACACCAATGATATCTTTCATTCCACCTTTTAACATTCTAGCAACTTTTGTTTTAGCTTGTCCTTTAGATGATGCACCAACGATAGTTTGTAATTCACTACCATCTTTACTAATCTTAACCGCAAACATTACTTCATTTACTTGTTCTGCCTTTGTATATCCACCTACTTCTCCATCTGTTGGATGACCTTTACCCTCGTCTGAACCACTAGCAAATGCTTTTGGTGTATCATAATGGATACCTTGACCTTGGTTACCACCTGCTGAAGCAGTTGTTGATGCCTCTTCTATTTCTTTTCTTATAAGTTTTCGAAGAGCTTCTATAAATTGGTTTTTATTTAATTTTGTGGACATTATCTAACTCCTTAATAAGCTCGTAATACCTCATCAATGAAACAACATGCGAATCTTTTACAAACTTACCAGTAGTAGAATTTTCTGTATGTGTGATTGCTTCACTTAATTTTATTTTAGTTATCTTATCATTCACTTTATTTAAGTGAGCTTTTAAGATTTTTTTAACTTTTATAACTTCAGTATCGATGAACTCTCTAAGAGAATTAGTATTTGAAAGATTGTTTATGTATTCTCTCAATAAATTTCTTTGACTTTCATTTAGATTACTATATTTTTTATTAAATTTATCAACTAATAATTGATAAGTTAGTAAACGCAAATCTTTTTCTTGTGATTCCACAATAGATTTTTTCTTTGGTTTATTTTTTTGTTCGGTACAAATATTTTCAATAATAGTAACTTTACTATCAGTTTCCTCAACTGGTGTAATCTTTTCTTTAGATGATTCCATTTCAAATACATTATAAATTGATGCCAAAACTTTATAATTTGGTATTTTTGTGTTGAAGAAATCAACTACTGAATAATTTTCTTTAATCGTTTTAATTAAATTATACTTTTCGTTTTTTAATCTACGATTAGATAATCTTCTACGATTTTTTGTTACAGCTTCTATTAATATATTAGCTTGTTCACTTTTTCCATACTTTTTTTCTAAAAGTATCTTATAAAGTTCATATTCTTTCCCAAGTTCTGTCTTAGGATTGAAAAATTCTTTAAGAATTTTAATTGCAGATGATTCATTTGAACTATTTAACACATCGACAGTAATCTGTCTCGTTAAAAGTTCGAATAATATACCTGTATTTTTTATTTTACTATGCTTTTTATTGCTTGACATCAAACACTCCATTGTTAAATATTCGTACCATATATAAATATAAAAACTTCAAATAATAATTATTTATCGTCCGTAAATTCTTTATATTCCTTATTTAATTCATCTATTTCCCTAGTCTCACTAAGGATTTCTTTTGCTTTACTTCCAAATGATTTTTTTAACGCATCATAATGGGCTAAAGCCATTTGTTTATTATGTTTACCGAGTGGGTCTCTATCACGAGCACTACCATCTTTACCATAACTCGGTACTTCTTTTGGTCTACCTACACCATCTGCAACTTCTTCTTGGTCAAATACTGAACCTGCTGGTGTTGGGTCTCCATCTTGTTCTGGGTCTGCGGTTGCCATATCACTTGGTGTTCCAACTGCTTCTCCACTTTCTTGTGGGTCATTACCCTCCATTTCAATTTGAGAATATCTAAACTTCTCTTTTTGGTCATCAACCAATCCTTTTTCAAGGTTTTTAATTTGGTCATCTGAAAAGTTAAACACATTTTTATAAATCCAATCACTTGGTAATAATGAATTATCTTTCATATCACGAGCAAGGTTAACTTTGTTACTCCATAATTCAATTTTTTCTTGTTCATAGATTGTAGATGGATTAGTTAACTTCAATTCAAAGTTTACTAATTGTGCATCTGTATATCCTTGTGAATATAAATGAACAACTGCAATCTTTGTTAATTCACTAACTACGATTCTTTGTATTCTTTCAATCGTTCTAGCAAACCTTACATCTTCTGCAGCCAATGTTGCTTTACTTCCAAGTGATTCCTCATATCCTAAGAATGCTTTTGGAACATGCAATGCTGCTAGCATACGATTCTTCAAATATTCTATATCCTCTGTGGTTTCATATTGCATACCAGGCATATTCTCTATCTGTGTACCACTATCCCCACCACGAACTGGCAAGAAGAAATCCTCTGTTAAGTTCTGTATGTTGAACTTCAAGTTATAATCACCAGTGTTCTCATCAATGAATGGTGTTTTCTTCATCTTGTTAATAATTCTTTGCATATAATTATCAACTTCGTTTGGTGGAATATTTCCGATATCAATCTTGAATACTCTCTTTTCTGGTGCTCTCATAATTCTATGGATTAACATAGCATCTTCCATCAATGTAATCTGTTTCCATACTTTACGAGCACTTTCTAACATTGATTTACCATAAGGTAATAGATTACTATCATTAGCTAATCTAAAATGAGCAACTTGAAAGTTTTCAAATTCAATCTTTTGGTTTTTACTACTTCTAGCAAAGTAAGGATGTGCATTTTCCATTGCTTCTAAATAAAATTTAGTATAATATGGATTTTCTGGATTCTCTCCCTCTGAACGAATTAACTCATAAGGTGATAAAGGAACTACATTTGTAATACCGAACTTATCTTGTACATCTAAGTACAAGAAAAAATCTCCATACTTGGTTAAGTTTCTTATCCAAGGCCAAAGATTAAACTCTATATTCATAATATCATAAAATAAGTTATGTAGAATTTCTTTTATATTATTATCATCACTCTGTACTTCTAATACTTCACCATATGGATTTTTCATTGTTGATTCATCTGAATAGATATCAAGTGCAGATGCAATTATAGAATCACTCTCCATTGATTCATAATCCTTAAACAATCCAGTCCTTGCAGCTTGTAGTTGTGCATATGAAGAATAACCAGTATTATTCATTTCCAACCCACTATGTAGTTTAGAATATCTATCTACAAGATGTGATTTTACTTGTTTTTGTACTTGGTCTGTATCGGCAACTTTTAATTTCTTACCACCTACATTTCTTACGATTACATTAGTACTAAATAATCGTCTTAATCTACCAAATAATGTTTTATCAGCCATTTTTTACCTCGCTTATAAGAGCCATTCTAAGCCCTCTTTTTCTTTGTTTCTTCCAATTTCCATTTCCCAACTATCATTTTTATTTTCGCTGGGTGTATAAAGTCCATCAGTATCTAACATACTATTAAGGGACTTCTTTACTAATTCTATACCCTCAGTTCGTAATCTTAATGCTGTATCACGAACCCATAATCCTATAGCAAACGACATAACTAAATCATCATTGTATCCAGTCATTGCCTCTGCTCTGTTATTATGGTAAATAAATGTAAATAATTCATCTACCAATCGGTTTGAACGAACTACTACTTCTTCGTTCCTAAAATATTCCTCTAACTTTGCAATAATCAAAGGTCGAGTTCTCATAGTGGTACTGAATCCAGCCACCATATTCTTATCTTGTTGTTTATATCGATTAGTCATCTGATGTGCCATATCAACATATTTTAAATCTTTGCTTGTATAAAATAGATTAGGATAATCCCTATCTATTACTTGTTGGATTGTTGCCCAACCAATGTTATTGTTTTCTATAATTAGTAAAGCATCATTATATTCTGTTGAAATACTCACTAACATATTACCAAAATCTTTAGTACTCATCCTACCTTTGTACTCTGCAACTTGTTCTACATTCTCCACATCAATGACATGAAATGCACTATAATCTTTACCATCACCTCTACCAACATCAGCACATACTATATAATCTCGTGTATAGTTTGGTGGTTGCCATATCCATAAGTTACCATCCATACCTCTCTTTTCAATTGGGTCTTGACATACATCTGTTTTCATCTTCTCTAATAATACACCATCAATAACTGAAGTACCAGAAGTAATAAAATCACAATCACATTCTTGTGCTGCACCTTGTAATCCTAATAAGGTATTTTGCTCATCTCTCCAGTCTTGTTCTCTATCTGGATGTACAGTCCAATGAAGTTTGATATCATTAAATAATCCTCTACCCTCTTCTGCATCTACCCAAGTTCTATGAAACCAATTACCAACTCCGTTAGGTGTTGATAACGCAATACAACTACCACCTGTTGTAAGTGTTTGTTGTGATGCAGTCCATATCTCATCTATCTTATCAATAAACGCAGCCTCATCTAATATCAATAATGATAATGCTTCGGAACGAGCGGCTTCTGGTCCACTTGCACTTGCTTTTATTTGTGAACCATTGGTGTATCTAAGGTTCAATTTGTTATCCTCAACACATCTTTGTTTCAACCAACTCGGTAGATTTGCGTGCATAACACGAACTTTCGTTACCAAGTTTTT